GTGCTTTGACAACGACAAGGCCGGACAGCAAGCCGTTGAGGAAGTCAAGGATCTATTTAGCCCTAACAAGCTGAGAATCGTTAAGCTGCCTATGAAGGACGCTAGCGACATGCTACAGGCTAACAAGATCAAAGACTTCACCAGCGCATGGTGGGACGCAAGAGTCTACCAGCCCGATGGCATCATCAGCGGTAGGGACACATGGGAAGCACTCACCAGCAAGATCAAGGTGCAGAGCATCCCGTACCCATGGCAAGGGCTGAACACCCACACCAAGGGCTTTCGTCCCTACGAACTGGTGACGATCACTAGTGGCTCCGGCATGGGCAAGAGTCAGATGATACGTGAGCTAGAGTACTACCTGCTCAACGCGACGGAGGACAACATAGGCATCCTCGCGCTGGAGGAAGATCTAGACCCTGAGGCTGCCTTTCCTTTCTGGGAGGAGACTATGGGCACTGGTCGCTACTACCTGTTCGATCACTGGGGAAGCACAAGCGAAGACAATCTGTTGGCTCGCGTGCGCTACATGGCAAAAGCGTTAGACTGCAAGTGGATCATTTTAGACCACCTGTCCATCGTGGTGTCAGCACAGGAGAATGGAGATGAGCGCAAGGCCATCGACGCCATTATGACCAAGCTACGGTCACTTGTGCAGGAGCTAGGCGTAGGACTGTTTCTCGTGTCACACTTGAGGCGCACTCAGGGCCGTGCACACGAGGACGGTGGGCAGATCAGCCTGAGTGAGCTACGAGGTTCACAGTCCATCGCACAGCTATCGGACATGGTGATAGGGCTTGAGAGAGACCAGCAGAACGACAATGAGCAGGTACGCAATACGACTACAGTGCGTGTGCTCAAGAATCGCTATGCTGGCCTCACAGGAGCCTGCTGCTGGCTGAAGTACGATAAGGTCACTGGCAGGATGACGGAAACAGCAAAACCACAGGAGGTGCCAAATGCCCTCTAGCAGTCCCATCTTTTTAGATGCGGAAACCGATGGACTGAAGCCTACAAAGGTCTGGGTGGTAGTAACCATGCAGGACGGAGAGCTACAGGATCACTATGACGCAGAGTCCCTAGAGTACGCTCTCAGAGGACATGATGATGTGGTAGGCCATAATCTACTTGGCTACGACATTCCTGTCCTAAAGCGTCTGTGGGACATCGACATCAACAAAGAACGTGTGAAGGACACCTTGGTCATGTCACGCCTAGCGAATCCACAGCTAGACGGTGGGCACTCTCTGAGAGCATGGGGTGAGAGACTCCAGTTTCCTAAGGGTGACCATAGTGACTGGTCGCAGCTATCGCCAGAGATGGTGAAGTATTGCCGACGTGACGTAGAGGTTACAGCAGCACTCTACAAGAAGCTGGAGTGGGATCTACGCAACTTCAGTGAGCAGTCTGTGGATCTAGAGCATCAGGTGCAGGACATTACACAACAACAAGTGCGCAATGGCTGGCTACTGGACAACAGGAGAGCTACGGAACTGGTCGCTACGTTGCGTGAGAAACTGAACGATCTGGAGGATGCAGTACAGCAGGCTTTTAGACCACTACCGACATTTGTCAAGGAGATACAACCGAAAGTAAAAAAGGATGGAGCCATCTCTGTCGTAGGTTTGAAGTTCTTGGGAGACTCTTGGGAGACCGTGGGTGGCCCTTTTTCTAGAGTAGACTACCCTGAGTTTAACTTGGGGTCACGACAGCAGATTGGCAGATACTTACAATACTATGGTTGGAAGCCCTGTAAGTTCACTGAGACAGGACAGGCGATGGTTGATGAGAAGGTCTTGGGGGGAATAAAAAACATCCCACAGGCTACACTCATCTCTGAGTACCTGATGGTGCAGAAGCGCATAGCACAGGTGCAGTCTTGGATAGACGCAGTGGACGACGATACAGGCCGTGTGCATGGCAAGGTCAACACCAATGGTGCAGTGACTGGCAGAATGACACACGCTAAGCCTAACCTAACGCAGGTTCCTGCATCCAGAGCGCCCTACGGTGAAGACTGTAGACGCTGCTGGACAGTACCTGACGGTTATAAACTCGTGGGTTTTGACGCCAGTGGATTAGAGCTACGCATGTTGGCCCACTACATGGACGACGAGGAGTACACTAATGAAGTCATTGGAGGTGACATACACACAGCTAACCAGCACCTTGCGGGGCTTGAATCAAGAGATCAAGCAAAAACTTTCATCTACGCCCTTCTCTACGGAGCAGGAGATGCGAAACTTGGTACGGTGGCGGGAGGAGGCGCAGGTGCTGGTAGACTGCTTAGAGAACGATTTATGCGTAATCTCCCAGCATATGCAGATCTTAAAACAAGAGTTGCTCAAGAGGCAGCACAGGGTTGGATCAATGGACTAGACGGTAGGAGACTATGGATACGATCAGAGCATGCAGCACTGAACACACTGTTGCAGAGTGCAGGAGCACTGGTGATGAAACAAGCCTTGATTATCTTGGATAAGTATGCTAAACTATGGGGTATGGACTATAAGATCGTAGGTAACATCCATGATGAAGTCCAGACCGAAGTTCCAGTATCACAAGCAGATAAGTTCGGGAGGCTAGCAGTCTCTTGTCTAGAGGCATCAGGTATACACTTTAACCTAAACTGCAAACTTGCAGGGGAGTATCAAATTGGCACAAGCTGGGCAGAAACACACTAATATCATGGGATTCTACGAGAAAACAAACGGCAGATACTACAAAGATAATCCTAAGGCAACGCGTCGAAGGAATAACCTTAGGATGTACGTAAACGGTAAGTATGTACCAAATTCACACCCGCTACACAAGCCGGGATACTACAAGGGCTTTACTGACGCAGCCTTTAGTTCTCTACAGAACTACGAGACTGCCAAGCAGGGTCAGGTGTACGTACTGGTCAACCCAGCATTCCCCGGCTGGTGTAAAGTAGGGATGGCTGTGGACGCAGAGGATAGGCTCAAGCAGTATCAGACTAGCTCTCCGTACAGAGACTATGAGTTGATTAAGGCATATGATGTTGCTGACCGACGTGAGGCTGAGAAGTTTGCACATGATCTACTAGAGAAGAGACATGAACGTAGAGGCGAGTGGTTCTACATTCAACACCCTGTCGCTACCTCTATACTGGAGTTGCCTATGAGAGAGTTTCAATGAAAAGAAATAGCACAGATGACGGTAGCCATTGGTATGACCAAGAAGGAAATTCACAGTATACCATTGTAGGGGCCAACGGTAAAAAAAGAAGTACTACTCTCAAGGATGCAAGAAAGTATAAGTACGTTCCCTCTGTCACTACTGTGATGAACCTAATAGCTAAACCTTCTCTAGATTATTGGAAGTTAACTCATGCCCTTAAAGAAGCTCTGGCTACACCAAAAGAAGAAGGAGAGACTGTAGAATCCTTTATATACAGGTGCACACAAGCCTCTAGAGAGATTGGATTAGCCGCTGCAAGAGAAGGAACAAGAATACACGATCTTATAGAGAAGGGCTTTACAGAGAACGAGAGAAGCGTCCCTTATGATTCTGTAAAGAAATACTTAGATTCAGTGTATCCTGATAAAGAATGGATTGCCGAAGAATCTTTTTGCTCTGAGCTAGGCTATGGTGGTAAAATAGATTTACACTCTAAAGAAGGAATCTTTATAGACTTTAAGACTAAAGATAATATAAAGAACAAGGAGCCTTCCAGTTTAGCGTATGATGAATACGGTATGCAGCTATCTGCCTATGCTCAAGGGTGTGGATTTGCTGATAAAGCTGAAAGAGTTTCTATATTTATTGACAGGCAGGACATAAGTTACATATCCTGTTACAGGTGGAAAGAGGAAACACATAGTAAGCACAGAGAAATGTTTAATAACGTACTTTCGTACTGGAAGCTACTAAAAAACTATGACCCCACTAAACAAGTCTAGGGATTATGTTATTAAAATTAAGGTTCCTAACGGAGGTGGTAAATGAGCGTAAAGTCCAAGAGATCACGTAGTGGTAAGTTGTATCGCTCTGGCCTAGAGCGTAAGTTTGCAGAGCTAGCACCTAGACGTAGGTATCTGTACGAGCCATATGATGTGCCATACGTGATGCACAGGACATACAAGCCTGACTTTGTAGACAAGAAGACAGGTGACTACATAGAGACCAAGGGGTTTTTCAGGGCAGGAGACACACAAAAGTACACTTCGATACGGGACAGCATAGACCCTATCAAGCTGATATTTGTTCTGTCAGATCCTAACAAGAAAGTACGCAAGGGAGCGAAGATAACAATGGGACAATGGTGTGATAAGGAAGGTTTTGAGTTTTACACAGTTGATGAGTACATGAATCATGTCACTAACAATGGATGAGATCAAAGAACGCATACTAGTGCGATACGACGCCGATGATCTTGTGGAGGCTCTAGACATATCCTCCGAAGAACTGTTGGACAGGTTTGAGGATAAGTTTATCAACAGGCTACACAAGTTTGAAGAAGATATAGAGGATGATACGAAAGATGAAGAACAAGAGCATTGATGATGCAACACCAGAAGAATGGAATGCACTTAGAAAAAAAGCTGCTACACCTGTGGCTGATACATGGAATCATATCTACAATGATGATGCAGCACCAGAAGAATCGAACAGAGTGAATAAGAGCAGGAAAAGAGACTTGGCTTGGCTAGATGAGTCCGATAACGCAGCTAATGACCACCCTGTGTTCGGTGATAAGAGCACAAAGTTCGATAGTGTCCACAAGCCAGAGCACTACAACAACGGAGGTATGGAGTGTATAGACGCCATCAAGGGCATGCTTACTCCCGAAGAATACATTGGATACCTGCGTGGTAATTCACTGAAGTACCTGTGGCGTTTTAGATACAAAAACAAGCCCATAGAAGACCTACGCAAAGCCCGTTGGTACGAAGAACGATTGATTAGTTACATGCTGGAGTACCCTAGTGACAAGTAAGGCAGGCGTACAGGACTACTTAGGTATACAGATTGACTACGACAGGGAGCAAGATCTTAGTGTGTTCTCACTGGAGACACTAAAAGACAGATACTTCTGGGAGGATGAAACCCATGCACAAGAGGCTTTTGCTCGTGCTTCAGTCTTTGCTGCAACGTATCAAGGACATACTGACTACAATCTTGCACAGCGACTTTACGACTACGCAAGCAAGAGTTGGTTCGGGTTTAGCACTCCTATACTTAGTAACGGGGGAACCACGCGTGGTTTACCTATTAGCTGTTTTCTCAATTATGTTCCTGACTCAAGGCGTGGGCTATCTGATCATTACGATGAGAACATATGGTTGGCAAGTGGCGGTGGAGGCTTGGGTGGATATTGGGGT